TATGATTGTTAACGAATCCTTCTTGGATTCGGCAACACTTCGTGAAAACGTCGTTTCTCTAGCAAGAAACATTGGATATATACCACGTTCTAGAACGGCAGCAAAGGCAATTATTTCCTTTCAGGTATCTACTAGTGTAGTTACTCCCACTGTCACCTTGAAGAGGGGTCTAGTGTGCGTAGGAAACGCAAATGATGATACGTATACTTTTTCAATTCCACAGGATATAACCGCACCTGTGGAAAATGAAGTAGCATCATTCAATGAGATAGAAATATACCAAGGAACATATCTAACAAAAAAATTCATTTATGATGGATCTCTGGATCAAAGATTTGTTTTAAACAATTCTTTTATTGACACTTCTACTTTATCTGTTTATGTGAGAAAGGTTGGAGAGGATGTAGAAGAAGATATTTTGGGAGTAGAGTATAAACAACTTGATAATATTTTAGAAACAACATCATCCTCTAGAATTTATCTTCTCCAAGAAATACAAGATGAAAAATATGAGTTAAAGTTTGGAGATGGCATATTTGGTAAGAAGTTGGGAGATGAGTATGGTAATGATGGAACTATTATTACTGCAAACTATATTGTAACTGATGGAAAGGATGGGAACGGTGCGAGTACATTTGCATTCTCTGGATCTATTGTAGATTCTGAAGGAGAAATAATTTCCCCAGGAATAGTAACAGTAACCACAAATCAAGCATCACAAAATGGTTCTAGTATTGAAAGTGTTGATTCTATAAAATATTATGCTCCAAAAATTTATTCTGCACAGAATAGAGCAGTAACATCAAGAGATTATGAAGCCATTATAAAAAGAATATATCCTGATACAGAATCTGTTTCTGTTGTTGGTGGTGAAGAATTAGATCCTCCACAATTTGGAAATGTTATTCTGAGCATTAAACCAAAAAATGGAACATTTGTTTCAGACTTTAATAAAGCACAAATTTTAAATCAGTTAAAACAATACACTGTTTCTGGTATCAATACAAAGATTACAGATCTCAAGATTCTTTATGTTGAGATTGATTCTGCTGTTTACTATAATAATTCTCAAATCTCCAGTGTAGAATCCTTAAAGACTAGAGTATCAAACAATTTAACTACATATTCCAAATCTTTAGATCTTAATAAATTTGGTGGAAGATTTAAGTATAGTAGAGTTCTTCAATTAATCGACAATACTGATAAATCAATTACATCCAATATTACTAAAGTGAGAATAAGAAGGGATTTAGCAGCATCTTTGAATCAATTTGCACAATATGAATTGTGTTTTGGAAATCAATTCCATATAAAACCGCAGGGATATAATATAAAATCGACCGGATTTAAAGTTTCTGGAGAATCTTCTATAGTATATTTTACAGACACGCCGAATGTTCTTTCTCGTGGAACCTCGGTGAATAATGCAACTGAGGCAGGACAAGTATTTTTATCTAGACCTAGTAATGTTACTGCAAAAACTGGAGTTATTTCTATAGTTAAAGCAGATGGAACTGTTGTTGGAAAAAATGTGGGAACAGTCGATTATGTTAAAGGCGAGATTAAAATAGGAACAATCAATATAACATCAACAGAAAGAGAGAATGGAATTATAGAAATCCAAGCCTTTCCAGAATCTAACGATGTTATTGGATTAAAAGATTTATATCTTTCATTTGATATTCCAAAAAGTAAGATAAATATGGTTAGAGATGTAATTGCTTCTGGTGATGAAATAACTGGAAATGTGTTTACTAGAGATTATTATACATCAAGTTACTCAAACGGGAATTTAACAAGAAACTAATATGATACAGACTGGTTTTGAATCTAGGGTAAAGGTTCAGCAGATTATTGAAAGTCATCTTCCAAGTTTTATATTGGAAGAAAATCCAAAGGTTTCTGAATTTTTAAAACAATATTACATATCTCAAGAATATCAGGGCGGACCAGTCGATATTGTTGATAATTTAGACCAATATTTGAAGGTTGATAATCTTACATCAGATGTTGTTGTTGGATTTACTACATTAACTTCCGCAGTAGCAATCGATGATATTGAAATAGAAGTTTTTAGTACAAAAGGATATCCTCAAAAATATGGCCTCTTAAAAATTGATGACGAAATAATTACTTATACCAACATTGTAGGAAATACTTTTACTGGATGTATTCGTGGTTTTAGTGGAATTACTGCGTATGAACAAGACTTAAATAGAGAAGAATTAATATTTTCAACTAGTTCTACTGCAGAACACAATTTGGGGTCTGAAGTAAAGAATTTGAGTTCTTTATTTCTACAGGAGTTTTATAAAAAATTAAAGTATACTATATCTCCTGGATTAGAACAAACTGAATTTACTTCGGAATTAAATGTTGGTAATTTTTTGAAGGAAATAAATTCTTTTTATAGGGCAAAGGGCACTGATGAATCTTTTAGAGTTTTATTTAATGTTCTTTATAATGAAAATCCAAAAGTTATAAATTTAGAAAATTACTTAATAAAACCTTCTTTTGCAGAATATGTAAAGGAGGAAGTAATCATTGTTGAAAAAATATCTGGTGAAAACGTAAATAACTTATTAGGACAAACAATATTTAAATCTAATGATCCTCTAACAAATGCTTCCGTTTCTTCTGTAGAACCTTTTTTCAGAAAAAATAAGGAATATTATAAAATATCTCTATATGTTGGGAATAGTGAGTTTTCTGCAATTCAAGGGAATTTTGTCATAACTCCAAATACCAAATCAATCTTAGAAGCATCTACTAATTCTTCTGTAATAACAGTAGATTCTACAATTGGATTCCCTGAGAGTGGAACATTGATTGTAGGAAATAATACTTTTACATACACAAGTAAAACAGTAAATCAGTTTTTGGGATGTTCTGGACTGACAGAAAATATTTCAAAAAATTCTTTAATTATAAATGATGAAACTTATTATGGTTATGAAAATAATGATAATACAAAGAAAATTGAGTTTAGGATTTTAGGTGTATTATCTGATTTTACACCATCTTCTGAAGAGATTAATACTTCTGAAGGTGATATCTTATCTATTAAATTTATAGGTGATGAAGTTAAAAATTCAAACAATAAAACATATAAAGAAATCTTTGCCAATTCATGGATTTATAATACTTCAACAAGATATGGAATAATTAATGATCAATCGAATTATATCTTATCGGACAAAATTGATAGATCTAGTTTAAAATCTGGTGATAGGGTAGAGTTGGTTGAAAGAGATAATGATATTGTTATTAGTGGAAGTGATGATCCTCATATCAGTCGAGTTTTATCTGCCGAAAATTCTGTAGTAATAGACGGTTCTTTCCCCGGTAAAAATCCAAATTCAAAGTATGATCTAAGGAGAAAACTTAATACCGCAAAAAGTTCTGGAGTTTCATTAGAATATGGAAATAACGTAATTACGTCAGATATACAAAATTTATATTTTGATGGAGAGGACTATTCTTACGTAGCATCAAATTCTTTACCATCAGAATCTATCGAAAATCCTTACAATTACAGATATACTATAAGTTTGGACATTAATAGTGATTCGACTGGTGTTCCAGTAGAAGATAATATTGGTGATGGTGATTATACAACAATAATTGGATTTGAAAATAACTCTCCATTTTTAACTGGAGATAGAGTTTTTTATCAACCAGACTCAACACCGTTGGTGGGATTAAATACTGGAAGTTACTATGTTGAGGTTTTAACTAATAAAAAACAAATAAAATTATATTCTTCTCCACATTTTATTGGAATAAATCCAATAAAATTTAAAAACCCAGATTCAGGATCTGTAAGGGGAACTTTTACGCTTTATTCCCACAAATCTGGTGAAATTGGAGTCCAAAATATACTGAAAAAAATACCTCTCCAATCTAAAATAAAAGGTCCTGGAAAAGAAACTGTTCCCGGTGTAACGGGAATGCTTATTAATGGAGTTGAGATTAGTAATTATAAGTCAAATGATAAAGTATATTATGGACCTTTAGAGTCTGTTGATATTTTGGTTGGGGGAGAAAATTACGATGTTATAAATCTTCCACAAATATCCATTTCTTCAGGTACAACTAACGCTTTAGCGCAACCAGTAATTAGTGGATCTATAAAAGAAGTTTATATTGATTCTCAAAACTACGATATTGATAAAATTCTTTCCGCAGAAGTTTCTGGAGGAAATGGATCTGGCGCATCATTAAAACCAATAATCACGAAGAGAGTAAGAGAAATAAGTTTTGACGGAAGAACTACGGTAAATGGTGGAGGAATTAGTACGACTGGAAATAGAATTGTATTATTGGAAGATCATAATTTAAACAATGGTGATAAAATTCTATACAATTCAAATGGAAATCTTCCAATAAAAGTTGGGTTCGGAACTGATACTTTAGTAAATAATGGATTTTATTTTGTAAAAGTTGAAAACAATAAAACAGTTTCATTGTATGAAACATATGAAGATTATGAAAGTAATTCAA